ACCCGCTACGGCGGGTTTTCTCATTGAAAGGGGCTAGGCATGCCAATCGTCATCGACCCTGAAGACACCAGCCCGGCGCCCTGGAACCCATCGTCCTTGGACGTGATCACCGGAGCAATGCAACTCTGCCAGGCCATTGGTGTTGGCGAGCGCGTCAAAGCGGCAGACATCGAGGTTTGCATGAACGCGCTGGAAGGCATCGTTCGCGAGCTCTCGATCTACGGCGTGACCTGGCCCAAGGTGTCGAGCGCGCCCGTGGAGATCGAATGGGATCCGCTCGCGCCCGATCGTTTCACGCCGCCCGAAGACTACTTCGGCGTGCCCGTCCTGAAGTACCTCGATGCCGGTGATTTCGCCCGACAACTGGGGCAACTCACCAAGGTGCAGTACGAGCTTCTCGACGCAACCAAGACCGCCGAGCACCCGACGCACTTCTACGTCGCGCCGAACTTCACCTTCATGCTGTGGCCGGTCCCGGAGCAAGACCCGACCCTGACGCTCACGTACCAGAGCATCGCAATCAACGCGGTCATCTCGGATACGCCAGTGGCTTACAAAGCCTACCTGAACGGGCTGCAGTACCTGCTTGCTGACGAGATCTCGCTGAAGTACGGCGTGCCGCAAGATGTTCGTGTCGAGTTGGGCGCCCGCGCGACACAGAAGCGCGTTCTCATGGTGCAGTGGGCGACCGAGAGCGCCCCAATGTTCATCACGGTGGACGACTGATGCCGCTCCAACCCGTCCCCCTCTTCGGCCTGGGCAACTTCGGCAAGTCCAGCAACGTATCGGCCCAGAAGCGCACGAACCTGTACGCCGAGATCCAGCGCGATGGCGAGAAGGGCACGCTCACGCTCTATCCGACGCCTGGACTGTCCACCTTCGTCAACTTCGGCTCATCCCCGAGCCGCGGCGTGTGGAAGAAAGACGATGTTCTCTATGTCGTGAACCGCGAGACGCTGTGGAAGGTCACTAACGATGGAGCGATGACCAACCTCGGCACGTTGCTTACAGCGACTGGCCGGGTGGACATTTCCGACAACGGCACGCAGATCATCATCGTGGATGGCGTCAACGGCTACATCTACAACACCTCGACGCTGGCGTTTGCGCAGATCACCGACCCGGATTGGCCGGGGGCCGATACCGTCACGTTCCTGAACGGCTATTTCATCGTGCAGGAGCCTGCTTCCGGGCGGTTCTACTGCTCGGCGCTCTACGATGGCCTGAACTGGAATGCGCTGGATTTCGCCACGGCTGAATCCAACCCCGACAACCTGGTGCGGGTCATCGCCGACAACGGGCAAATCCTGCTACTCGGGCCCGACACAACCGAGTTCTGGAGCGATTCCGGCGCGCTCGACTTCCCGTTTGCACGTGTCGGTGCCGCGGCTATCGAATGGGGCCTTGCCGCCCGCTGGTCGCTGTGCAAGTTCATGGACTCGCTCATCTTCCTGCGCAAGAACCGGCTCGGAGCGGTGCAGGTTTGCGTTCTCTCTGGCTACAACGCCCAGCCTGTTTCGAATCCGGAGATGGACTACATCTTCAGCCAGTACGCGGGCGTGTCGAACGCCACCGGCTTTGCATACATGGTGTCGGGCCATCCGTTCTATCAGATCAACTTCCCGACCCCTGGTGAATCCTGGGTGTATGACGGTCTGAGCAAGGAGTGGCACAAAGCGGAATCCGGTGGCGGTCGTCACCGCGGTGAGATCCAAATCAACTTCCTCGATCAGTCCTACGTCACCGACTACGAAAACGGGAAGCTGTACCACTTCGATGATGGCGTCTACACCGACGATGGACAACCCATCGTTCGTGAGTTCATCTCGCGCCATCAGTCAACCGGGAACTTCTCGTTCCTGTCCAAGCTGTGGATCGAGATGGAAGCGGGGGTTGCTCCGCTGAACACGTCGCACTACCTCGGGCTGGATACGAGCGGCAACCCCTCCTATTCGCCAGTGACGCCGGGCTCCGATCCGCAGCTGATGATGCAGTACAGCAAGGACGGCGGCCACACGTGGAGCGATGAAGTTTGGGACTCGTTCGGACAGATCGGCCAATACAACGCACGGGCGTCGTTCCTGCGCATGGGGCGTGCTCTAGACTGGCTTTTCAGGTTCCGCGTCACCGATCCAGTCAAGACCGTATTCATCGGCGCTTGGGGCGAGTTCACGCGATGAGCTCCTACGACCTCCCCAAAGGCGCGCCGTTCGATGCTTTGGGCAACTGGACGCCTGCATGGGCCCAATGGCTAACCCGCACGCATGGAGCGGTCATCACGCTTCAGCAGAGTGGCCCTACCGCCCAGCGCCCCGACAGGCTGCTGTGGGTTGGGCGCTTTTACTACGACGAGGATCTGGGCATGCCGATCTGGCTGCACGCGATCAACCCCATTGTTTGGCACGACGCTTCGGGGGTGGCGGTGTGAAGGTGACCTATGGCAACGGCTTCGCAATGACGAGGCCGGGGGCGCTGCTCGTGCTCAAGGATGGCGAGGTCGTTTTCAACGTGCCCGACAAGTCGCCCGCTGCGATCCGCGCACAGATTCGGAACCTCACCAAGGGGCTACTCGCGAGCCCTGACCAGCGGGATTTCGACGTTGAGCACACGCTGATTGATGGCGTGTACACGCGGACGCTGTTCATCCCAAAAGGCTCCTTGCTGATTGGAAAGATCCACCTCAAGGAGTGCGTGAACATCGTCGCGAAAGGGGACATATCCGTTCTCACGGAAACGGGCTCGGGCCGCTTCAAGGCGGGGCACGTAGCGGTTTCGCAGCCTGGCATTCAAAAGGTGGGGTTCGCCCATGAGGACACGGTTTTTATCAACGTCTTTCGAACGGACGAAACCGACATCGAAAAGATTGAGGCGCAAGTCGCCACCACAGAATACGCGGAGGACTTGATATGTCGGTAGCATGGGTTGGTGTGGGTGTCGCCGCTGTCGGCACCGTCTCGCAGATGAGCGCAGCGAACAAGGCTGCGGGCGCGCAATCTGGCGCTTCTGACCAGGCAACGCAGGCGCAAATGATCGCGTCTGCCCAGATGCAGACGGCGCTTAAGCCATGGGTTGATGCTGGTGGAGCGGCCCAGAACAAGCTCAATCAGTACCTCGGCCTGGGCGGCGTCGGTTCTGGCGGGCGCACGTCCTCGGGCCTCTCTACCGGCCTGACTCGTGACCAGGTTCGACAGCAACTCTTGAGCCAGTACACGCGGCAATCCACCGCGCCGAACGCGGGGCCGATGTACCGCAACGGTATGGAGGCTGTCGCTGCGCTGGGTGCACAGGGTGCTCACGACTACTTCCAACAGCAGAACACGCAGGGTGCGAACACGAACATGTCGCCCCTTTGGTCTTCCCCGGACCGGCGTAACCCGGGCATGGATGAACTCACCCTCTCTGACGGCAGCCCGCAGGCCCAAGGCCCTGCATCGACGGTGGACGAAGAGGGCCTGAACGCTGCCATTGCGAAATACTACGAAGAGCAGGATGCATTGAACCGCGCGGCGGAAGGCGATCCTAACTACGGCTCTCTGCTGCGCGCATATCGCAACGGTGAAGAGTTCAGCTTCACTGGCAAGGACCTAGCCTCCGATCCTGGCTACAAGTTTGGTTTGGATCAAGGCACGCAAGGTATCGAGCGCGGCCAAGCCTCGCGCGGCAATTTCCTCTCTGGCGCGGCCATGAAGGAATTGGGCCGGTTCAACCAGGACTACGCCGGCACGAAGTTCAACGATGCGTACAGCCGCAACCTGGGCACGTGGAACACGAACCGAGCGGCTTACGACACCAACCGGAACACCATCTACAGCTTCCTCACGGGGCAGTCCACGATGGGGCAGAACTCGGCGGCGCAGGTTGGGACGAACAACCAGCAAACAGCGAACGCCATCGGCAACAACATCACGGCGGCCGGCAATGCGAGCGCCGCAGGCACAGTCGCGGGCAGTAATGCGCTTGTGAACGGCCTGAATAGCGCGGTGAACGGCTTCAGTTCGAGCAACAACCTCAACAGCGCGGCGGGCTGGAATAGCCTCATCTCCAACGGAGGTTCCCCTTACGGAGGCAGCACCACGAGCGTCACTCCTGGGGCAACGTGGGTTCCGCCTACCAATGTGTTCGCAGGCAGCAACGCAAGGATTGGATAACATGGCCCTCGATCCATCAATCATCTTCCAGCTCGGCAAAGGCGTCACGCCCCTCATGTCGCCCGGCGAGATCCAAGACCAGCGCATGCAGCGCGAGCTTGGCAGCATGAAGTTGCAGCAAGCGCGGCAGGGGATGGAGGACGACCAGGCCATGCGCGAGATCGCCCGCAGCACCGCGCCTGGTGATCTATCCGGCGCCTACTACAAGGCTGGTCTGGTCAAACCTGCACAGGACGCGCAGAAGTTCCAACTCGACCAGCAGAAATCCCAGCGCGAGGCGCAAAAGGCTGAGATTGACGCGCACTTGAAGCAATTCGAGCTTGCCGGACAGATCATGAACGGCGTCACGGATCAGGCATCTTGGGACCGTGCACGCCAAGAAACGGCTCGAGTTTTTGGCCCGGAGAAGGCTGCGCAAATGCCGGCGCAGTACGACCCCGCATTGATTGCGCAGAACCGCGCCAAGGCGATGACGGTGAAGGATCAGCTGGAGCAACTCCGCAAGCAATTCGAGTTCGCGAACCCGAGCGGCAGCGCTCTACTCAGCGCCCAAACTTCCCGCGAGAACAACGCCGCGACCATCGCGAACTCTCAGCGCACCGCGGACATGACCGATGCTCGGGCGCGTGAGGCAAACCAGAACGGCCGGGTTCCGTCTGGCTACCGCCAGAACCCCGATGGCACGCTCAGCTTCATTCAGGGCGGTCCCGCCGATCCGACATCAAAGGCCGGAGGCGGCAAGCCGCTGACCGAAGGCCAATCCAAAGCGCTCCTGTTCGGCACGCGCATGCAAGAGGCGAACGCGATCTTCGACGAACTGGCAACGAACGGCGTAACCACCTCTGTGCCAGGCTCTCGTGCAGGGTTCGGAGTCGGCGCGGCGATCAACGCAATCCAGCCCGCCGACCGTCAGCGCCTCGACCAAGCGAAGAGGGATTTTCTGAACGCAGTGCTTCGCCGGGAGTCTGGCGCGGTTATTGCCGACACTGAATTCAACAACGGGGACAAGCAATACTTCCCGCAGCCTGGCGACGGCGAGGCCGTCATCGCCCAGAAGAAGCGCAACCGAGAGGTAGCAATGCGCGGCATCTTGGCGGAAGTGCCTGACGGAGATACGCGCGTGGCTCAAGTTCGCGGGGCCGGTCAGGGCGAACCACTGAAGGGACTCAAGGGCGCCAAGAGCCAGGCCGCCGACCTCGGGGGCCTTGAAGCCGAACTCAAGCGCCGGGGGCTGCTGAAATGAAAGACTTCGCGTCCATGACTGACGCGGAGTTGATGGCCGCGTACAAGACCGCCAAAGACCCTTTCGAGTCGGCGCTTGCTGCCGAGGGCGTGAAAGGGAAGGTTGCGGACATCGCCCGCAGCATCTACCAGCAGGAATCGGGCAGCGGCAAGAACACCAAGACCTCGAATGCCGGCGCCGTTGGCGGGATGCAGATCATCCCCGCCACGTTCAAGGGCGTTGCTGACAAAGATTGGGACATCAATGACCCGACGCACAACGCCCGAGCCGGAATCCGGTACGTCAAGCAACTCTACGAACAAGCCGAGGGCGACCCTGCACTTACCGCGGCGGGCTACTACGGCGGACCCGGTGGACTTGAGAAGGCTCGCCGGGGCGTTGCTGTCTCAGATCCCCGGAATCCCAACGCTCCCACCACGCTGCAATACGGACAGCAAGTGGCCGGGCGACTGCCCAAGGAGTCGATGAATCCAGTCATGGCCGCTGGCAAGGCGATCACGGATGCCGTCATCCCTTCGGCGAACGCTGCCGAGCCTGCCTCGGCCTACAGTGGCATGAGCGACGACGAGTTGCTTGCTGCCTACCAGAAGCTGAAGGGCGCAACACCGGCTCCCGCCGAAGAAGGCCCGGGGTTGGCGCGGCGCGCCCTCAAAGGCTCGCAGGAGGCGTTCTCCGATCTTGGCAAAGGCTTTGTTCGCGGTGCCGCGGGAATCGGCAACACCATCATCAACAGCGGCACCAAGGCCGGCGCCGAGATGTACTCGAACATCGACGACCCGCTTGGGCTGATCGACTCAAGATTCAAGCGCGCAACCCCTGGGGCACTTAGTCCGGTGGAGCAGCAGAACGTCGAGCGCCAGCAAGGCTTGAAGGCGTATGACGCAGGAGCGCCCAAGTCCTTGGCCTTCGGAGCCGGCAAGTTGGCCGCCGAGGTCGCTGGCACCGCTGGCGTCGGCGGGGCTATCGCAGCGCCATTGAAGGCTGTTGCGCCTGCTGTTGCCATGGCCGCTCCTGCTGCCGGCAATGTCCTGTCCAAGTTCGCAACTGCTGTCGGCTCGGGCGGCATGACGGTAGGCGGCGCGCCGGCAGCAACGACCGCGCAAGGCGCCGGCAACCTCCTGCTTCGCGCAGCGGGAGGGGCGGTGAACGGAGGCGCATCCGCTGGCCTCATCGACCCCGGAACAGCCGGTACGGGCGCGCTGATCGGTGGCGCGCTCCCTGTCGCCACGAAGGCCGCGGGCGCTGTTGGCAATGCCATTGGCCGCACCGTCGCAGGCAAGCCCATCGCTCCCGAGGTGAAGGCACTCGCAGACCGCGCCGCTCAGCTTGGCATCGACATCCCCGCGGACCGCCTGGTGAACAGCAAGCCGCTCAACGCCCTTGCATCGAGCCTTGACTACGTGCCTGGCAGTGGCCGAGCCGCGACGATGGACAAGATGAACTCGCAGCTGAACACAGCGCTGTCCAAGACCTTCGGGCAGAACTCGGACAACGTGACCGCGGCACTCCGCAAGGCGCAAGGCGACCTCGGCGGCAAGTTCGACACGGTTCTGAAATCCAACACCGTGAAGGTGGACCAGCAGTTCATTACCGACCTCGCTGACGCTGCAAACATGGCGTCTCGCGAGCTTGGGTCCGATGGTGCCGGGATCATCTCCAAGCAGGTAGACGACATCATCGACAAGGCCGCCACGGGCGAGATCAACGGCCAAGCCGCCTACAACATCAAGAAGACGCTCGACCGCATCAGCAACCGCTCTACGCCAGAGGCGTACTACGCCCGCGAGTTGAAGAAGAAGCTCATGGCGGCTTTGGATCGCTCGCTTGGCCCTCAGGAGGCCGCCGCGTTCGCGACTGTCCGCAAGCAGTACAGCAACATGCTCAGTCTTGAAAATATCGCCCAGAACGGCGCAGAGGGAAATATCTCGATTGCGCGCCTGGCGAACATGAAGAACATCAACAACCCCGAGCTACAAGAGCTTGCCGACATCTCGGCGCAGTTCCTGAAGAGCAGGGAAGGTGCTCACGGGGCTGCACAGCGGGTTGGCGCGGGCGCCTTGGCTCTCGGGCTCACCGGGCCCCAAGGGCTTGCCGCGGGCATGGCAACGGGCCGCGGCGCGAACATGCTGCTGAACAGTTCGATGATGAAAAACGCCGTGACTGGCACACCTCAGACGAACAAGCTTCTTCAGTTCGCTCGCAGTCCTGAGGTGGAACAACTGCTGTACCGGTCCGCGCCGGTAGCAGGCAGTCAGTAGGTCAACGGCCCGTGAGGCCGCGCCAAATCCCGTAGAGGAAGGCCGCCAGAACGATGACGGCCAGTTTCCAGAGTTTGAACTCGATGTAGTCCATCGGTTGAATTTTAGCCACTAGCCGCCATTGAGCGGCTTTTTTGTTTTAGGAGCCTACATGGCACAGTTCTTGGCCCCGATCATTAACACGGCACAACTAGACGACGACGGGGTGCCGCTGACTGGCGGCTTCGTAGAAGTCTACCTGGCCGGCTCCAGCACGCCAGCCTCTACGACCAGCGACCAGGCCGGCGCGGTGCCGAATTCCTGGCCGATCGTTCTGAACACCTTGGGCGTCAATGAACAGGGCGCCGTCTGGCTCACTGGCGGCGCGGCATACAAGTTCGTCATCAAGAACGCCGCAGGAGTGGTGCAACGCAGCGGCACGCAGCTGGACAACATCCGCGGCATCAACGACACCACGCTATCGGTGGATCAGTGGATCGCCTACCAAGCGACACCTACCTACGTCAGCGCAAGTTCTTTCTCGGTGGCAGGCGACCAAACAGGAACCTTCCAACCCAAGCGGCGAGTCAAGACCCAGAACACGGGCGGATTTGCCTACGGCACGATCATCTCCAGCGCCTACGTCGCTCCGAACACGACCGTCACGCTGTCGAACACCTCGGGCGCTCTCGACGCCGGCCTGTCGCAAGTCTCCTACGGTCTCACTTCCGCGACCGATTCATCCATCCGGCCCGCTGGTGTTTTCTCCAGCTACGCCGCGATTGCGATAAGCACCGCGCTCACGGCGGCCAGCGTCGGAGGACTGATCACCATCGGCGCGCCGTCGCTCGTCGTGACATTGCCGCTGGGGGCGGGCATGGTCCCCGGCGATACGTTCACGTTCCAGACCGCAGGGAAGTTCACTCTGGCTCGGTCTGGTGCAGATCAGATCTTCGGGCCTGTAGGTCTGGCAACCACCGTCGAGATGTTCTCGAACTGCTCCGCCACGTGGGACGGAACGGTGTGGAACGTCTTGCTCGGCGGCGATGCGTCAACAGCCAACAGGCACCAGCTGCCAGGCGGCTTGCTCATGCAGTGGGGGTCTAGCGTCGTCACGCTGAACGGCGGCGGTGGCGCAACCATCACATTCCCGACCAGTTTTGGAACTCTATACACGGTGGTTCCGACGAACGGCGACCAAGGTGCCACGACTATCGCACCGGTTGTAAACACCCAAGGCAACGGGGATTTCAGCGTCCTGTTTCCTGCTGCTGGTGCAATCACTGTGCGTTGCAATTGGATCGCGTTCGGCCGGGGGCTGTGATGAGCCAAGACACCCAGCCCGGCGACCTTCCGCGCAACATCCCCCGCTTCATCGATGCCCGCGTTTCCCTGACGTGGTTATTGACAGTGGCCGCAGTCCTCGTCTCTGGTGGTTATGGCCTCTACAACCAGATCGGCAATCAAGGCGAGACGCTCAAGGAGATGAAGGATCAGATCAAGGATCTGAAGGTCACAGTCAACTCTGGCAACAGTCAGACGATGACCCTTTCCGGCGAGATCGCAATCCTGCGGTTTCGCGTGGAGACGATTGAGGCAGATAGAAAGGCGGGGCGATGAAGCTCGTGGAAAACTGGAAAAAGCTCTGGAAGAGCTGGACTGTGATGCTCGCTACGGCGGGCATTTTTGTTCCTGACATCCTCCAAATCGTCGCCGAGAACATCGACGGTATTCCGCTGATCGACACGGGGCACAAGTCGCTGATCCGGTTGGCCTGCCTGATCCTGATAGTGCTGCTTCGCCCTGTGAAGCAAGAGAGCCTGACGAAATGACGCTCTCCGAAATCATCAAGACCGCGATCAACCCCGCGCTCGCCATCCTTCCCATGGCGATGGACTCGGCAAAAGCTCGAGTAATGCTGCTGGCGACCACCCTCCAAGAAGACCCGCGCCAGTTGCGCCGGCAGATGGGCAACGGGCCAGCCCGAGGACTATGGCAGTTCGAGCGCGGCGGCGGCGTCAAAGGCGTGTTCACGCACCACGCCTCGACCGGCCATCTGCATAACCTCTGCAAAGCGCGAGGCGTGCCGTTCGACATTCCTACGATCTGGGCCGCACTGGAGACGGATGACGTGCTTGCCGCTGGCGTGGCCAGGCTGCTGTACTACACCGATCCGAAGCCGCTGCCCGAGGTTGACGACGCGGAGGGCTCTTGGAAGCTCTACCTGCGCACGTGGCGGCCCGGACGCCCGCATCCCGAGAAGTGGCCCAACAACCACCGGCAGGCGCGGGAAGCAATGGGACTGAAATGAACCCCTACATCCTGCTCGCCCTCGTGATCGGCTGGGGCGCTTCCGTGGCTGGCGCTGGCTGGTACGGCATTGGGCTCGGCGAAGACCGGATCATTGCCAAGCAAGCCAGCGACGACAAGATCCGCCAAGAAACCCGGGAAGCCGCCCAGCAAGGAGCCGCTGATGCAATCGCCAAACTCAAGCCGATCAATACGACCATCCGCGCCAAGACAGAGACAATCGTTCGTGAGAGCCCTATCTATCGCGACTGCCTCAATACTCCTGACGGCGTGCGGAGCATCAATTCCGCGCTCACCGGACGGATTGCCGAGCCCGCTGGTGGTCAGCAGTTGCCCAAGGCTGACGGAGCTAAATGATCCGAGCTTCGGCGCTACGGTGCTGAAGCTGGTCGAAGTGGCTGGGCAGTACAACGAATGCCGCGAGGCGGCACTTGCCGGCCAGCCAGTCCCGAAGGCGAACTATTCGCTCTGGCCCCGGTAGCCCCTCACCCCCTCTGCTCCTGTAGAGGAAGGGGGGAGGGTTAGCCAGCCATTGCAGCGGCTGCGCGGTCACGGCTTGTTCCACGGCTTGAAGGCTGCGATGCTCTCAAGAGAGGGCCACGCCCCGGTGAAGGTGATTGCGCGGTCATCGATTGTGACCAGCGCCGGGGGCTTCTCGGTCACGAAGCGCACGTCTTCCAGGCCGGGGCCAGCCGGGGATTCCCACCAGCAGGCGCCAGCATGCTCCTTCAGCCAGTGTTGCATGGCCTTGAGGCCGCCCGGTTGATTGCTGCGGCTGCTGAAGATCACCACGTCGAAGCGGTGCAACGCACCCAGCATGAAGGCGATAGCGCCGTCAACCGGCCCGTCAGAGATAACGTCAGCACCTTGCCAGCGGCTGGTGTAGCTGTGGATAACTCCGTCGAAATCGAGGCAGAGAATGGGCTTGTGGGTCTTGCTCATTCGCCGATCCTCAGAACGACAGGGGCGGTGATGCCAGCGGCTCGGGCGTGCTTCATCAGGAGTTGGGCCAAGCCCATCGCCTCGTCGCCAGTCATGCCCATCCACGCGACAGGTTTCGGGAAACGAAGGACGACGCGCCCCTCTTCAACGCCGACCTGCATCGCAACGGCGCCAGAGTCATCGGCGTTCATGCGCCCGTTCGGGTACTCGCCCAACAGCTTGCGCATGGCTTCGCTGAGTTCGGGGTTTGGTTTGCTACTGTGATGGCTCATAAAAATCCAATCCTTTTTCAGATATACCGACGCGCAGCCCGCGCCAGGGGGAGGGTGGTGGGCCTCAGATTCGTGCGGTAGGAATGCGCACGTAAGTGTTTGATTTCATTGAGTCGCAATGCATTGTTTGGACTTGCTTTTTGACCCATCGAAATCAGCCATTTCATTAACAGAATCAACAACTTAGCCTGTTCTTGGTGATATTCTCGGGCAGTATTTCGGATCGCCTTGAAACCCGCATGGATGCTAGAGGCGGTAGGAATTCGGTAGGAGATCGGTCCGAACTCAGCCAATTTTCACCTTCTTGAACTCGGCGCCGCGATTGTTTTCGTAGAGGTCCGCGGAGCTGTCTGCCAGGTGGCCGAGTAGCGCCTTCGTGTCCACACCGCCCTGTGCCTGGTACGAGCGCTTGCAGAGGCTGCGCAGCTCATGGAAGGTCGGCAGGTTCTCGCCTTCACCCAGCGCCTTCGCGACGTACTCAGAGAACCGCATGGTGACGGTGCTGAGGGACATGCTCTGGCCCGGCGAACTTCGGCCCGTGTGCTCCGTCTGGTGGACCATGTACTGGCTGACGACGCCGGTTCGACGGCACACAGCGATGGCATCCTTCAGGCTCATCTTCATAGCCTCCGAGTAGAGCGCCAGCGGGATGGCGATCTTTACCATGCCCTGTGATTTCTTCGGCGCAACCAGCAGGTAGTCATCCGCCACGTCGGTGAACTTCAGCCCTGCAATGTCTTCGCGGCGCAGCCCTGTGATCATCGCCAGCAGCGTTGCATTGCGGAGCCACGGCGGCCCATCTTGCAGGCCCGCCCAGACTTTCTCAAAGGTGGCGGTCGTGAAGCGCTGGCGGGCAACGGTCGTCTTCTTCGCCTCAGTCACCAATGCCGGGTTGGTTTCCATGTGCCCCTTGGTGATCGCGTTGCCAAAGGCCGAAATCAGGACCGACCGAGCCACCTGCGCCGTGGGTGCCCCGCGCTTTTTCTTGATCTCGTCCAGCGCCTTGGCCGTGTCCTTCACGGTCAGCCGGCCCAGTGCAAGGTCGCCCATCTCTTCGTTGATGGCCTTCGACTTCGCCCTGTAGCTCTTCAGGGTGTTCTCGGCTAGCGTCAGATCCGCAATCCACTCCTCGAGCCATTCGCGAACCGTCTTGTCCTTCTGTTGCAGCCGGTCGATCAGGCGGGCTTTCCCAAGTTGCTCGGACGCCCACAGGTTGGCCTCGATGGCTTGTAGCCGAGCGTCAGCGAGCGTCACCCGCCCGATGGCGACATACTTCTTGGCGACCGGGTTGAACCATACGAAATACCCCGGCCGTGACTCGTGCAGGCCGGTGGGCCATTCCCGGCGTGGCCGGGCTCGTGGACGTGCTGCCATTACGCTGCTCGCAGTCTGGAAAGTAAATTGCCGGATTGGACCACCTCGGTGATGTGCCGGGCGTCCGGTTCGACATAGTAGGTGCGCCCGATCTTGATCGGCGTCGGGACAATCCGCCCCTGCCGAGCCCAGATGCGCAGCGTGTTCTCGACGGGCGGCTGCTCAAAGTGGCGAGCCGCCCATGCTGCGAGTGTGACTTTCATGCTCCCTCTCCCCCCTCTCCCCGCCCGGTAGAGGCGGCAGCATTGAACCGCATTGCGTTGTCGATGGCCTCGCGGGGCGTTTTTCCCTGCCCGTATCCATCCATGCCGTGTACGATGTACTCGCCATCGCCCGGCGCGTCCATGATCAAGCTGCACGAGAACTCGTCGGATTGGCGCACGATCCAATCGAGGCGTGCGGCGTCATCGTTTGCTCTCTCAGTCGCCCCAAGGATGGCGGCGCGCACTTGGTCGGCGGTGAAGAACTCGCGAATGTTGCTCGTGTAGCCGAGTTTTGCAGCCATGCCCGGCGAGCGAAAGTGCCGCTCTTCGTAGGGCAGCAGCTTCGTGCCAATTTCGAGCGCGGGCTCTGGCATCAGCGCCTCCAAGTCAGGTGGCAGTGTTGTCATGAGAGCTCTCCGATATATCGCTTCGGGCCAACAACAGATGGGTCTTGATATTCAACCCTCACTACGATTGCATCGGAGCCGTGCTCTCGGCATTCCTTCGCATGCTTCAGAGCCTGCCCGTGCATGAACCACACGGGAGTGGCAAAGCCCTCCTTTGGTGTTGCGAAGAACATCGACCCATCTTTGCGCCGAATAGCGACTGAGAAGCCAATCATTGCTTTGCCTCCTTCGCTGCCAGTAGGGCGGAGTCGATTGCTTCATCCAGGCGTTCGCGAAACGGGCAATCGGAGCCGAGCCTAACGGACCTCTTTGGATCGCGCACAACGCAGAGCGCTCCATTGAACCAAGCCTGCTCGCGCAACCAGCGATACCTGGTCGCATCATCGCGGTCTGCCTTGGCACCCAATTCATAAGCGGTGCGCAGCAGATGGACCGATGCAAAGCATCGCGTCTTCTCATAGACGGCTTGAATCAGATCCTCGTCGTTCTCCAAGCCCTCGGGCAGCTTCGGGGCGGTGGTCATTCTGGGTCGTCCTCCGCATCTGGCTCTTCCGGGTTAACACGCTCGGCCAGGCGGCGCAGGCGGCTGATTTCGCGCGTCAGGGCAAACTCGACGCTACCGAAGTGCTTGGGGTCGCTGCGATAGTCGTTGCTGAAGCCGGCGATTTCGTTGGCACGGCGCTCCAGAATCTCGCCGATCTGGCCGCGTTCCGATGTTGTGAGTTCAGCCATCACACCTCCCCCCGCTCGCCACCCGAGGGCTCTACAGGCTGCTC